CCCGTAGTGGATAGAACCCACTTTAGGAGAAAACAAATGGGAAGACCAATTAGTAAAAGACATATCGGTACACCCGATGCTGGCAACGAATTAAAATGTCGGTATCATACCGGAGCCGCAGAAGTAAACGGCTGGATTGTTGCACAAAAAGGTACCAAGCGATATAAATGCTACGATGGTTCCACTTATGCAACATGCTCATTAGTTGATAAAGCACAAGGTACATTAGCCGCCGGCGAAATGACTGTTACTGTTAAAGACGATGGCGGAACAGTTCGCCAGGTCACAAAAATTACAGGACATAGAGTTATGCTTGATTCAGGCACATCTCAGCCTTGGACATTTACAACAGATGCCGCTGATGACAAAGTGGAAATTGAAGAAGCAGGTACGGACGATTCCTTTACCGGCGCAGACGATTTCGAAGCAGACTGATAATCTAAAAGGGGAACTCTTGTTCCCCTTATACCCACAACTTTTCAAAATCTAATACCTCAGGAATCTTTTGTATATCTTTAACAAAAAATGCACAAATGTTAGTCTTAGGATTGACAGGTACTGCTAATATATGCCCAACTCTTAACTTAGGTACATACCATTTTTTCTCAGTATAAACATTAACAACATCTAAATCACCAAAGTCTGGCATAATACTATTATTACTCATATCCAAACAAAATGCTGAAAATCTTCTTCCTGTACAATGAACTAATGATAACAATTCACTTTCTCCTGTAAATCTATCTGCGATAATAATATGCCAATCTAATGGCATATGAAACCTATTTCCTCCTATTTCAACTTCTAAACAAGGTGTACTAAAACTTTCTAAAAATACTAACGGACAATATATAAAGTCAGGAGAATTTGGATCACTATAATCCAATACTCCATAATACATATTATCTATTTCTTCTGGTATACGATCTATGTCGTATACACCATGTTCTAATGTATGTAATAGCATATCACCATTTTATTTTTTCTATTGTGTAAGGGTATCGAGCCTCATTATAAAACTTCTTACGTTCAGTTAGATGCCTTTTAGAAAACTTAGCAGAAGAGGTTATGTCCCAAATTTGGACAAAGTTTTTATCTTTTGCTTTTCTAATTCCTCTACCGATTGACTGTATGACACGGACAAAACTTTTACCTGGCTCGATAAGGACCAAATTAAATATCCTAGGTATATCGATGCCAACAGATGCAACCCCGTAAGTAGCAATAATTGCTTTGTTGTCAGCAGTTTGAACTTCGTCGTATTGTTCTCGTCGGTCTGCTGACTTGACCGAACCTGATATGAAAACGCTCTCATCTCCTAATCCTTCTTGGAGTATTTTTCCGGCTTTAATACGATCAACTAATACTAACGTATTACCGCCCTTAATAATATCTTTTAATAAGTCTGTAATATAAGCCATGCGAGTTTCGTTTGTCGTAAGATACGACAACTCACTAGCATAGTTATTATACTGTATTGTATCCTGTAATTGCAAGACATTTACTTTACAGTCTGCAAGTACACCTTGATCTTGTAAATCCGACGCTTTTAAGCGGTTTACAACACCACCTAAACTAACAACTAATGATACATAGGCCCAATCCTCTTTTGGGATTGTGCCTGTTAATCCCCATCGGATTGGTACCTTTGCAAATGGTCCTGTAAGTAATCGTTTAAGTACATCTGCTTTTGCCATATGTACTTCATCAACAATAATTGCACTAATACCATCTATTAAATCATGTAAGCCTAATTCACTTTCACCATCTTTAAATCGTTTATCTAATACATTAAGACTCTGCCAAGTGCATATCGTATGGGTTTTGCCCAGTTCCTTTCTATCCCCGTAATATACACCGGCATCGAGTCCTAAATTAATATAATCCTTTTCTGTTTGAGTTACCAAATCTTTGTTTGGTACAATAATCAAAGTGCCACCATATTGCTCTACACACTGACTTAATGTAGCCGTAACAAGTGTTTTACCTGCTCCTGTTGCAATTTCTTGTAAACATTGTGGTTGTGATAAAAATTGATTTATAATACTAACTTGGTAATCTCTTAGTATAATTGGCTTACCTGCATCTTGATGGCCTTTAGGCCATTTTTTATCTTTATGGGTTTCTTGTGTAACTGTAATAAAATCTAATGCAGTCGAATCGCGGCTATCTTTTATATTAATTTGATAACCTTCATCAACAAGTACTGGAATGATTTCTTCAAGAAGATTTAGGTAGGTAACGGCACCAGGGCTAAAGTAACTAACACAACCGTCCCAACGACCTAATTTATATGCAGGAACATGATAAGCATAAGGCATAAAATACTTAAACTTTTTCTCTAGTTTACGCCTTGTTATTAAACTTAAATTGTGTATCTTAACATTTACTTCATCTTTTATTTCTATTATGCAATCCATTTAATTGCCAAAAAAAAAGGTGCTGGCTCCAAGTTAGGTACACCAACACCTTTGAAACTTGCTTATCCTCGCTTTATGCAAGTATTCTCAGCAAGTGTCATCCAGCGATGCTCTGACATCTTTTTAAGGTCTGCCAATTTGGTTACCATTCGCAAACTAACTTCTCGCAAACGATCAGTATTGGCTTCCATGAAGTTAACTACCTGATCTTCATCTGCCTTACTGAAATTGTATGCTTGAAGCATTCCGTCTGCAACAATCTGTTTTACACGAAGCATCTTATCGTGCATTGTATCAAGTGTCAAATCCAAGTAATGACATCTTGAAAGAATTGCTTCCAAGTGGTCCTTGATTTTACCTTTAACTTTATCAAACTTTAAGTTTGTGATAAAAACAACTGATCCACAAAATTCAAATTTCTCCGGAACACCTTCTCTACGTAATGCTGAGCTCTCTGTGTTCCAACTAATCATTCGCTTGTTACTGGAGTCCAACGCCGCCTTTAACAAGTTTAAACTAACTTCGTCCCAAAGGATGCTATCACAATCATCCAGTACCAAAACGCTTCCTGGATCTGCATACCTGTAAAGTAACTGGTACAAACCAATTGCACTAGCGGCACCTTTTTCAACACCAAATTTAATAGTGTTACCAGCAAGTTTATCAAACATGCTATTCTTTTCCAGTACCTTTTCAACACCAAAACTTTTACCTACTCCTGGAGGTCCTGTAACAACCATTCCACGTACAATTCCATCTACACTGGCTTGGGTCATTTCGTCCAAAATTTCGAAACGCTCTTTAATTTCTGAAATACGCTCTTCGTCTGTCTTTTCAACAACTACTGGTGCTTCACTAACCATTGTGTCTCCTTCTTCAAGGGTTACGTAAGGTGCAAAATTTGAACTGGTAGTTTTGACTCGGATGTTATTATCGTCTGTGCGGATAGTAATAAAACCATCCCATCCATCTCTTGGAGCATTAAAATTTTGGTATTCTTTAACAAGAATTCCAGTGGTTCCACTCATTCCTTTTCCTCTGTACACGCCCCCGGTTAACGTTACTTGCGTTCCTGGCTGTATCATGTTGTCTCCTGTGTTTGCCTGTGTTAGCCTTGTTATTAACTATACATGTATTATACTATCTTTAGCCAAAGAGTCAACCTTTTTTTCCTATTTTTTTCACTTTTTCTATCTTTTTTTTATTTATTATGCATAAATGGTGTCGGGATCGACAAAAAGTTTAACTTCTTTGTCAGTATACGCCCATTCTGGATACATTTCAATCTCGAACCCATCTATATGCTCTGTTACCACCACTGTTTCCTTATAAAACTCAGCAATTATTTTTGCCTCAACCTTGGCCTCTTCTATAGTTTGGAATAGCCCCGATTCTTGTTCAATCATAAAGTTATATCATCTAATCCAGCAACTCTCAATTTAATAACATTATTAATTTGAAACTGCTTGGCTTCAAGAGCTTTCATTAGCCCATGATATCTATTACGGACAAAAGCAACCTCATTTATTAATCCTTGTAAATCTAAAACGGATTGCTCACCATCTACATATTTTTCAACATCTCTACTTGATAATGCTCTTTGGTAATGCTCTAAATATTTCCTAAATAGTCTACCTCGTTCTCTTCGCATTTCAATATTAAGGTGTTCTAATATACTTTCAAGCTCTTGTAATTGATTAAATCTATGTGCAACAATACCGGGCATTTCTCTTGAGGTTTTTTCAAGATTACCTTTCATTGAAACTTCAAACCCTATGTTGTTTAATTCTTCATTAAAATAATCAATACAATCAGGAATTTTACTTAAATCCTTTTGTACTTTTATAAACCAATTGGACATTTAATATATATAATCATCAGGTTCTTCTTCATCTAACTCTTCCTCGTATCTTGAATCAAGAACGGCATCGAGTGTTTTACTGTAACCTCTAAGACTATGTAAACTATCTTCTATAGTATAACTGTAATTTTCAAAAATTTCAACCAATTGATCAGTTGCTTCTTCTAATTCCTTTTTATCAGTGTAAGCCTTTAACATGTCATATAAATCATGAAAAAAGGCTACATCGCTATCATTCATCTGCATCTACTACATCCTCGTCAAAGTTGTCTTTATTTATAAGATTCTCTGCCATTTTAACGATTGTATCTGCTTGGATTTCCTTATCACCGGTTTCATTAATTACAATTTGTAGTTTTTCATGGTCCCAATTTTTACGGAACTCTTTAATTTCGTTACCGTCTTGAGTTTGGTATTTTAACTTATTACCATCCTTTACGATAACACCTGCTTTTTCAAACAAATCTAAACAACCACTGTACGGATCCATTCCAGTATCGTATGGTATTTTAATTTGTACGCTCTCAAAAGGTTTTGCAAAACGTGTTTTCATTACTTTACAAGCCGCCCTAATTCCACGTACATCAGTTATTTTATTTCCTGATTCGTCTTCTTTTAATTTAAGTTTTTTCATTGCTACTACAATAGAGGAAGCATATATAAATCCTTGCCCTCCACTAATTTTATCATCTGGATCAAACATGTCCTGTGATGCATATGTATGATTGGTAGCAACTATTCCTACAGGATTCCCTGCAATTAAATTAACACTATTACGAACAAGGGCAGTAAGTGCTTTGGGTTTTCTACCCATATCACCTTTCATATCACCTTTTTCAAATTGGTCAATGTCAGTTGGTGTAAGTAACATACCTAATGAATCAGTTACAAACAAAACTTTTTGACGCTCTTCATAAGGTACATCT